GTTGCGAATGGACAAGTGGTATCTCTGCTTGAACATGCAATTCCAGGCATTGACCCGATCACGGACGTTTACAAAACGTCTGCGTTTACATCAGCGCCGGTTGGCAATGGTGTTTTGTCAGTTTCTGTTGTTAATGAGCTTACAACTCCGAATTCCGCTGTTAATAATGATATTGAAGTGAATGTGTTCATCTCTGCCGGAGATGATTTTGAAGTTTTCGTTCCATCTAACGATTTTGGTCGTTTTGTGGTTAAACCTCAGAGTGGTAGTATGACTGTCCCAGATGCAGATCTGACGGCAAATTCCTCAGCACCCATTCAAACAGACGAGAAGAACGTTGGTCCGGAGTTTTATGACCAACCACAATTGAACAGCGTGTATACTGGTGAGGCCATCGCGTCTTTCCGGCAGTTGTTGAAACGGTACGGTTTTTGGACTGGACTTGGTGACTTAGGTTCCAAGTTAGTTTACGGCCGTCGATCTCAGTTTCCATACTTGAGGGGAAATGTAGCAAATGCGGTCAATTCCACATTGGCCCCAGGACCCTACAATTACTGTAACACACTCATGCTGCATTGGGTAGTATTAGCATTTAGCGGCTATCGTGGATCTATTAGATACAAGATGCTGCCTATCCAGATTGGTGATGAAAGAGATAGTATTGACTTTCTCATTAATCGAAGCGAAATAAATCCATTGGATCCATTATACGTAGATGGAACAACGGCGTCCTTGACTTTCGGGTCGAATGTGGACGCGTCAGTTATTGGTATGCCGGGTGCCGACCCGACTTTGCCAACTACTTGGTTCGATGGTACAACTGGTGTTGCTTACCAAAATGGTCGAGTTAATCAGGCTTGTGAATTTGAAGTGCCGTATTATAGCAGATTCAGATTTACACCTGGGAAACAAGAATCCCATACAGGTAATGCCATCTTTGATGGTGCCTGGGATTATCGTATGCAGATGAAAACCAATTCAAATGCTACGATTCAGATCTATTGTGCCGCAGGAGAAGATTTTCAAACTTTCTTCTTCACAGGATTGCCTCCGCTCTATTTCGAGGCAACAGCACCACCTTAATCCCGCTAGGCGACCGGCGGTCACGTGTTAATGAACACGTAAGAGGTCCACTTATTAGAACCCTACATGGTTTTTAGTCTGTGGACCTAGTCCACGGATGAATTTTACATGAATATGGGTCGCAAGTTTTAAGTGAGAACCTTTAGGAGTTTGCGAGAACTCTCTTCGGG